CAATTTTTGTTCGATATTGTTACATCTTTGGCAAGTACAAAACTCGGTAAGGTATTACTCATCACGTTTGGAATTATAGGAGCAGGTGCATTGGTATTAGGTGCGTTTGTATTAGTGACAAATTTAGCCACGTTTGCATCCGGCCAACTCGCATTGGCATTCGCATCTTTGGGTAAGACTGCCATTGCAACTGCATTCGCTGAACAGGGATTGATTGCAGGTACTAAAGCGTTGACGGCATCACTCCTGCCATTGATTTGGGAGTTCCTGCCAATTATAGTTGCAGTAGCATCCGTTATCTATCTGTTTTACAGAATGAAAAAAGGGTTTGAGGACTTCAATGCTATGGCCGACGGTACAGGTAAAAAGCTATCAGGTATCTCCGGTGTATTCCAAAAAATCGGTGGTGTAATTCAGGCGTTCATGGAAATTTGGAGTAGTGCTACCGACGACGGATTTACGTTCTCTGATAACACGTATAAGGCTTTAAAGAACATGGGTATCTATGAGTTTGCAGTCAACATGGGTGTAGCATTCGGTTACATTCGCCAGGGTTTCCAAATGTTGGGTAAAGTGGCATCTGCAATATGGAACGTACTTCAGCCGATCTTTGGTTCAATAGGAAATCTGATTGGAACGGTGGCAATTATTATCGGTGTGGTATTGGTAGGTGCAGTAATAGCATGGACGGCTTCAATGATAGGAGCGGCCATTGCTACATTGGCGGCCACATGGCCTATTTTACTGATTATCGGAATAATCATTGCACTCGTTTACGTTATTCAAAATTTCGGTAAAATTTGGGATTGGGTGGTAGAAAAATTCAAAGCAGGTTGGCATTCAATGGTGGAGGCAGGAAAGTCTATTTTTATGGAGTTCATAGTTTGGTTGGGTGGATTAGGCATACAGTTCTTTAATTGGGGAGTTTCACTTGTGCAGAGCATCGGTGACGGTATTATTTCAGCGTGGGAATGGTTGAAAGGTGAAATGCTTTCCCTGATTGCCGATTTACCCGGAGGTAAGATTTTACTTTCAGCATTGGGTATTGATGTTCCTGAAGCAAACGGCACCGGTAATGGTGGAAATGTTAGTGGACCAACTCCGTTAACCACTCCGTCTGCAATAGGCACCACTATTGCTCAACAGAAAAGTGTTCGTGGTGAGAATACTAATTCATTCACTCAAACAGTTGAGAAAAAAGAAACGTTACAAACGGTTAAATTGCAGATTGACGGCAGGGAATTAAAAACTGCATTGGATAAGGTTGATAAAGAACAAAATTCTCGAAAATAATGCAGTACAATTTCAATACAACAAAGAGTGAATTATACATTGTGGAATTACGGCCTCCGTTCCAAAGGTGTATGATACAATTCGTGCCTGAAAATATCAGTAATCCGAGGAAAGCAAATCTGCAGGACGTGGTAATCGTAGGCCGTAATAATGAAATGATGCAGTATGTGAGCGGTAGTGAAAATATGACATTGAATTTAGACTTTTACAGTGACGACGTTGAAAGGAAAGATGTGATTAAAACGATAAATTGGCTGAAATCATTGACATATAACGACGGAGCACCTGGTAGTTACCGGAATGTTAGAGTGATATTCGGAGAACTGTTTAAGAACGACGTTTGGGTAATTGATTCCGTAGATCCCGACATGAGTATATTTGATGCTGAAAATGGTTGGTTGCCTGTAATGGCAAAAGTAAAAGTGAGTTTCAAATTAGATACGCAAAGAAATATTAATTTAAACGATGTAAGAGATAGATAAATGGCAGGTTTATATTTACACGATTTTGACTTATACAGTAATGGCCGGATAATAGTTCTGCCAAGTGGTAATAAATTGCTGAAACGTGATAAAATAAAGTATTCTCCACAAGAGCCTGATATTTACCATACAGTAGTTGCAGGAGATACACTTACATTTTTAGCATGGAAATTTTACAGTAGATTTACTTCAGATGCTCCTAAGTATTGGAAATACATAGCAGACGTTAACAACATCAAAAATCCTCTCGATATCCGGCAGTACATAGGTAAGAATATTGTAATACCGAATTTTGCATTGATTAAATTAAGCGAATAATGGCAAGCAGTCCATATTACATAATCCAGATAAAAGAAAGTGGCAGGAACATAACGAACTATGTTACAAATCTGCATTATGAGGATTGCATCAAAGAGGATGATTTGGTAGAGTTGAAAATTGACGGAGCCACATTAGAATTGATTGATAGCGATGATTTTATTGTCGGTAATCATGTGATATACAGTTTCGGATTAGGTGAGCGTGTGCAGTCCGGCCAAAGGTTGGCAGTGATTAAAGATATAGACGTGGATTATGCCAAAACAATTTCCATGACGATAAAATGTAGAGATACAGGCTTCTACATGAAAAAGGAAACGTCGAATAAAGTTTACACGAATAAAACGAGTTCACAAATAGTGAGCGATATCTGCAATTTATACGGATATGTGCCAAATATTGACGAAAGTACATTTGTTCATAAGAGCATATCACAGGGAAATAAAACGTTTCACCAATTCTGCAATGAGTTAGCTAAAAAAGAGGGAAGTAATGGTAAGGACGGAAGTTTTGAATTTTACGTTCGTGGTAATGAATTATACTTTCAGAAACGTAACCTGAAGAAAGATAGTAAGCGACTGTTTACCTATGGTGACGGTAATGATATTGTAAAGTATTTCAATCCGTCATACAGTCAGGAAAATGAGGGAAAATCTGATTCCGTTACCGTTGCAGGTATAGACAAAGAAACAGGTGAGCAGTTTACATCTAAAGCTGGTAGTAAAAGCAATCCCGAAACTGCATTAGGTAAAGTTCAGCATTCATTCGATTGGAAAGGTAAGGAGGTTGGTATAAGCAATCCTGCACCTATTGGTGAAGTAATAACTACCGGTAAAAATATTGCCGTTCCGGTAGATGATAAAGTAGCTGCAGATAAAATAACTTCAGCATCACAAAAAGATGCAAATAAATCACAGTTGCAAATGGAAATGGGTATAGACCTGGACCCGACAATTAATGCAGGTGATATTATTACCGTATCAGGAGTAGCAAAAAAACATTCCGGTAATTGGTATGTAACAAAAGTGGTGCATCAAATTGGTAGTGGTGCAAGTACCGTCATAAGTGCCGATAAAAACGCATCAAATAAATCATTGACTAATAATACTGCCAAAACGAGTACAAACACAAGCCAAAACAATGATGTGAATGAAACAAAAGGCAAAAACAGTCAGGAACAGGTAAAGAAAATTCATAGTTATAATTGGGAGGGTAAAGAAAAAAAATAATGAGCGCTTTCAGAGAATTTTTAGATAACATGACAAGTGGAGGTTTGGAATACTTCGGTTTATACTATGGAAAGTATGAGGCATTGGTAGTAGATTGCGACGATCCTGAAAAACGTGGACGTTTAAAAATTTCCTGTCCGAGAATTTACGGCAATGAAAAATACGATAAGTGGGTTTATCCAAGTGGTTTATTTGCAGGTAAAAACTATGGTATGCACTTTATACCTCAAAATGGTGATGTTATCAGGCTTACATTCGACGGAGGTAACGTAAATTTCCCGGTGTGGGAGTACGGTTGGTGGCTGAAGTCAAAGAGCATTCAGATTGCCGACAAAGACATTTACTGCATTGTTACTCCGAAAGGACATAGTTGGGTAATTGATGAGAAAAATGACAGGATTTACTTCAGCTACAAAGACGGAAAGGTAATTGAAATCAAAGGACAAAAAATAAGTTTGGGTAAGAACGGAGGTTCTGCCGAGAAAGCAGCATTGGGTGAAACTCTAAAAAAACGTTTAGAGGAAATATGCGATAATCAAAAAGATATTTGTGATGCAATGGTAGCCATGACAGTAACGTGTAATCCACCAGGTTCACCGTCAACAACGCCAATAAATAGTGCGTTATTTGCACAATACGGAGCAAGAGCGACGACGATAAAATCACAGTTGATTGAAATACTATCTGAAGTCGTTACATTAGACTAAAATTTTCATTATATTGTATTTATGAACTTAGAATACTTAGGTGTTAGTGAGAAATTTACGTTTCAACCTGATTTGAATAGCAGGGTAGCATTAGTATCAGATGTGGAAAGTATAAAACAATCAATGAAAGATATTCTAAGCACAGGTATTGGTACAAGATTTTACAATGAATACTATGGTAGTTATTTGGAGTATCTAACGTTTGAGCAGAATGATGTAATATTAAAAGATTTACTAATTTATTATTCAATCGATGCATTGAGAACGTGGGAAAAAAGAATTAAAGTATTGAATGTTGACGTAAAAGTTGGAGTTGATAAAATGGAATTACTTATTCCGTTTTTAATCCTGCAATCGAACGAGATACAGTCATTAATCTATCCATTTTACAGAGAAATAACACAATAAAAATGGCATTAACAAATCCGTTCATAGGTTATTTAGACAGGTCGTTCCTTACGATTAAACAGTCTATTTTAACACGTATTGCAAATCCGGTTACAGGCATACCAGAGATAACCGACCATTCAGATAGCAATCCGTTTGTAAAGCGAGTATCAATATGGGCCGGAATAGCCGAAATGTTGGGTTATTACATCGACAATATGGCAAAGGAAACATTTGTCCATACTGCAGATTTATACGAAAGTTTTTACAGGCTATCAAAGGCATACGATTATCGTATTCGTGGCCGTATTCCTGCAAGTGGCACAATAAATATCACGCTGAATAATCCGGCACCATACAATATTACCATACCGAGCGAAACGGAAGTACAAACTTCAGAGGGTATAAAGTTTTTGACATTGAGTTCTGCAGTAATCGTTACAGGCCAAACGAATGTGAGCATACCGGTTAAGCAATGGACAAAAGTTGTTGCATCTGTAATAGCAATTTCCGACGGCAGCCAAAATCAGGTTTATGAACTGAATGAGAATGTAGTTGACAAAAGTATTAATATTATCGTTGACAACACGATACCGTATATTAATGTTGACAGTTTTGTAAGGAGTTTACCGTTGAGTTACCATTTCATTGCAGGAATGAATGAGAATGCAAAAATGCAAATAGTTTTTGGTGACGATATCAATGGAGCAATACCGTTGGCAACAAAAGACATCAAAGTAGGTTGGTATGAAACGAGTGGTAGAAATGGTAACGTCGGTTCCGGCCTTATCAATACCATAAATTCAGTATTGACATTGCCGACAGGTTTTACGGCTTCAGTAACCAATCTGTTAGCCATTACGAACGGCACCAATGCAGAAAGTATTACCGAGTTGAGGAAATACATACCGTTATCATTGCGTACCTTATACAGAGCCGTAACGAGGCAGGATTATATTGACGTAGCAGAATTGATACCAGGTGTAGCGAAAGCAGGTTTGGAGCACTCCTGCGGAAAGACGGTGGACATCTACATTGCACCGAACGGTGGAGGAGCACCAAGTCCTACATTGCTGACAGATGCATACGATTTTATGGAACTGCGTAAAATGATAACCACAAAGCACAGGATTTTTGGTGCAGGGCAGGTTATTATTAAGCATCTGATAAATGTAAGGTCAAAGCCTCAATACTTCAATGTTGACACGTATAATGAGGTTAAAGAGGCAGTTGAAAACTTCTATAATGTAGAAAATCAAACGATATCAGGAAAGGTGCATATTGGCGACATATATCAATTAATTGAGGGATTGCCAAAAGTTGAATATTCAACAGTAGGTATTTTAACTCCGGTTCCTTATGCAAGGCCGCTCGATACAGGTTATCCTATTCTCGATTGGGCGAAAGAAGTTTTGATATCGTCACAAAATGCTACTTACAAGTTAGTTTTTACGACTAGTACACAATTTAATTTAGTTAGAAATAATGTTTTTGTAAATAGCTATTCAGTAGGAGTTTTAGTAACAACAAATGATTTAAAGTTTACAGTGTTCGGTACATACACAATAGGAAATAAATATGAGTTTAAGACGTACAACTATAATTCAGGAAGTGTGGATTTAGCAGAGCCGAGTTTACCGGTATTTGATATTACAGAATTTGAATTAAATGTAACAGGTGGGTTGGTATAATGACATTCGTACTTAAAAATATAATTTTTGATTTTTTCGGAATACGTGATAAATCTGAAGATTTATACAAAGACGTAAATGGAAAAGGATTGCATCAGCGTTTCAATGAAATGTTGGCTGAAGATGTTGACGAAAATGAGATTGATAAGACGGAGAACGTGGTAAAGTACACAGTAGATCCCGACCAATGTTTAGATAAGTTCTTTTTTTATCGTGAGCAGGAATATGGTGGTTTGTATTCAATATCTGCCGTACCTGCAATAAGGAGAAAAATTATAAAATATGCATCTTATTTAAATAGAATAAAAGGTACTGAAGAAAGTTATATTTTTCCATTACTTTTATTAGGATTCAGTACCGTTAACATTTACGAATATGTGAATACTTCAGGATTTGATAGTCCAACAACTTTTGATGATGAAGTACGAAGATTCGATATGAAATGTAACAGTTGTGGCCGGTACAGGATTGACATTACAGGAAGTATTACAATGACGAACTCATTGCTTAACTCCATAATGAATGTAGTGAGGTATAACGAGCCTATAAATGCGACTTTGGACGGTATTACATATAATGGTGATACTATTAGTATTGTAGGTGATTTTAGTGATGATTTTAGTGATGATTTTTTTAATGATTAATAAATAAAATATGTCAATAGCAGCATTAAAAGCAAGTATAGCATCCGTAATAAAATTAAACGGTAGTAAATCTATTTATGCTACACACTTACAGGCCAAATTATTTGAAATGATAGATGAAATGCATCCTGAAAATTATATTAGCGGTAATGAAACGGCTTCTACTTTAGGCGCAACGATTAATGGAGCTTCTGCTGCAATACCAAACAATACAGACTTAGTAGCAACGGCAGAAAATGCAGGACTTCTTAAAAAGATTACTTGGACAAATGTAAAGGCGTTTTTAAAGACATATTTTGATACTATCTATCAAACTGTATTAATTTCGGGTACTTCGATAAAAACTATTAATTCAACATCGTTACTCGGTGCGGGCGATATATCTATAACTCCAAATGCAACACATACGGGCGAGGTTACGGGTACAACGGCTTTAACTGTTGATAAAACTGCAATTACAAACAAGACGGCAGTAACGATTGATACGGCTGATTATGTTTTAATTTCAGATAGTTCCGATTCTGGCAATCTTAAAAAAGGATTAGTTTCTGATTTAGGTGGGTTTGATGACGGGGATTTCACATTGGTAGCATCTTTTAAATCACTTTATAATTATTAATATCATGCCAAACGTAAAAATAAATCAAAATAACTACGATAATAAGCTGATAGATTGGAAGAACTCAGCAACTAACAGAAGTGACTTATTATACTTTGTCACGGATGAGTTGAACGAGAAAGACATTCAGCAATTAGCTTGGAAAAAGGGTTTAATCATAAAGATTGAAACGATAGGATTCCTAAGTAAAATAACATTTTTAGACATTTTAATATAATATTATGGCATTAGTTGGCATATATAAAATAACGTCACCATCTAATAAGGTGTATATAGGTCAATCTGTCAATATATTAAATAGAAAAGCGTCTTACAAAAGACAAGATTGTAAAAAACAAGCAAAACTATATATGTCACTTTTGAAGTATGGTTTTGATAAACACTCTTTTGATATTTTATGTTTGTGTGATAAAAGTGAATTAAACGAAAAAGAAAAATCATACATTTTAGAATATGATAGCTTTTTAAATGGTTTGAATTTAACAAGTGGTGGTGAAAGTTGCAATGTGCGGTCAGATGAAACAAGGATGAAAATGAGTTTAGCACAAAAGCGTAACACCAAAAGTAAGGGACATAAACACACGGAAGAATCTAAAAAGCTAATGAGTGAAAATAGAAAAGGAAAAGTAATTAGCGAAACTGGTAGAAAAAATATGAGTTTGGTTCAACTTGGCAAAAAGATGTCAGATGAAACAAAGCAAAAAATTAGCGACAAATTAAAAGGAAAGAAAAAAAGCAAAGAGCAAATATTAAAGTTTAGTAAATCTATGATTGGAAACACAAATAGATTAGGCAAAAAAAAGACATTAGAGGAAAGATTAAAAATATCTAAAAGCAAAATGGGTAGTATAATTCCATTGGAAGTAAGAAATAAAATATCATTAACATTAAAAAATAAATATCATGGCATTAGCAGCTAAGAATATCCCTGTTGTGGCGAATGTGCCTAACGGCGGTGTAGCACTTATAGCAGCATCTTCAAACACGGTAACATTAGGTAGTAATACAAACGGCGCAACGGCATACACAGCAGG